GACCTCTTTAACTGAGAATCCACAACAGAGTTGCTTATTCCAGCAGGACCTTTTATTTAAAGGTAAAACTGATCTTCTTCGCTTTAGAACCGAAATCGAATCTCGGCTTAAATCCGGGTTCCTTATCAACTAAAGCAGATGAATCTATATATTGATTGTCGAATTTAACGAAGTCAGATTGAACGTGATATTTAGGATTATTAATATCTTTTATAAAGTCTAAAACTTTTAAAGGATTATCAATAACTTCTTTATTACTATCTTTCTTATCTTTGAAAAATTCTAAATCATTATATATAGATTTAAGCTCCTCTAGGTGTCTCAATAAATCTTCTAACTTAAGGTCGATAAATCTTTGTGATTGGAAGTAATTGTCATTACTTCTAAATTCATTAAGATATACCAACTTATACTTTAGAGTTTTTAAGGAAACACCTTTACCTAGATTCAGATCTACATCTAACCCTAATCGTAAGGATCTCATAGAGACAACTGAACGATCACGAGTGAAATATATATCTGATAACGGAGATATATTTATCAAGATACTACGTATTTTCGAAAAATATATCCTTTCTGTTAAAGGTTTTAAATTCTCCTCAGGGTGAAGAATTTTTAATTCTTCTAACTCAGGAAAAGTTAAAATCTTATCTAAGAGGTTAATTCTACAATCCAATAAAGAAATCTTATCGATTCGTTTGACGAGTTCATCAATACGATTAAGTAAGATCACTTTAAAAGTTATAGAATTAACTTCTGAAAAGAAACGTTCTCTCACTGGTAATAAATTCTTATCAAGAGACCCTGTCTTGAAATAAGATTTTAAACATCTAGAAATTAAATCAGGTTTCATTCAACGGATATCTCTTCCGAAGAACGATAATGGTTTATCTCTATTTGTTATCAGTGATAAAACGCTACTTAGCGGTATAAATCTATTTTGGTATAATTGTGTTAAGAAACCTATCATAGGATAAATTAAGTCTAGTTTTGAATCAGACTTTCTTCTATTACCTATGGTAAGTATCTTAAATGGGTCTTTACCTCAAGAATTTCGGATAAGACGGGTAGTTATAGCTAATCTTCCAAAAAAATTGTTACCTGTTAGTAACTCTTTAAAAGGAAGTGCAGATACATCTACACCATTAACTGAAGTTCTTTTGGCAAATTCCACAACTGGTTTTGATTCAGCTATAATTGACTTAGATAAGTTAATAGAAACACCTAACTCTTTACAAAGAGAAAGGTATCTATCAGCTACATCTTTATCAAATAAAACTAAATCATCACCCAGCACAATATATTCTCTATATCAGACTCCCTTCGGAGTTTTATTTAAATGAGTAGCTATAAATTGAATCATCATATGATGAACTAAATTTAGCATAGCTCAAGAAGATAAAGCTCCCATAGGTTGTCCTACAGAATATCTTACTGCAGACTCCGGAATATTATAATTATTCTTACGAATAACATAATCTCTATTAGTTAAAATAGATCCTCATTGAGAACCTATTCCAAATAAACTATTTAGAATAGCTACTTGGGAACTAATAGGAAGTCTATCAGTAGCTGAACTTAGATCAAAACCAAAAGAACAATTATACTTAAGAGATAATTCTTGAGCATATTTGAAACCTTTACCTTGATCATGAGTACAGTCATTAGGGAATTTCTTAAAAAGAGAAAACAGAGTTCTATGTAAGGGTTCTAACAATGATTGAGTAATGATATCAACCATTGCGAAAATTCTTAATTTTCCTGCTGCTTCTTCTTTAAAAGATAACGCACCTAAATGAGAATATTCAGATATAGCTCTAAT